GCAGCGTAGCAGTAGCCACCGAAGAAACGTCTGCCAGCAAGTCGGGGAGTCCGTTACCGCAAGGGTTACCGGGAGTTTTCTCGAAGCTGGTAATATAGTATTGGTGACGTTTACGAGGCGATGGGATAAGCTGAACCTTGATAACGTGTCTACCAATAAGCCAAGCATTGCAGAAGTAATCCCTTAGCGGGTCTGGTATCTGCGCCGGGTCCATCCCCAAGTCCAACAGGAACCGTCCCTGCGCGTTCCCCTGAAACTCCAAACAGGCTATAAGGCCACTCTGATTAAAACGTGGGTCCTCTCGCCCTTCAAGTATTGAACGCTCGCTGTCGGTTTGGTCCCAGTTGTCAACCAGACCGCCTCGACCGTATTCGTCCAGTACGGCCCGCACTTCTTCCGTGATGAAACCGGGGAGGTCAAGGAGTGTGTTAATCTCAGAGCGTGTAAGACGACTACGCTGGATAATGTTGGCATCTTCGATATTCGATACGCCGGGGGTCCAATAGATATCAAAGGGACTGACCCGCTCCCAGCACAGAACCGGCACGTCCTGCACTTGCGGTTTGGCGATTTGAGGGGTAGGCTTAGGTGATTTTTGGGGGGCGAAGGGTGATGAGGCACCGTTACCACCAGAGGAAGCGGTCTGGCTGAAAGACCCTGTTACTCCGGGGGTAACCCCCCCAGCGCCTACCGGCCCAACGGGAGAGGGCGACGGGGGCGGATTGGGAAGTGGTAAGTCTGTCTGTGGATCGCTCGGCAGCGCACCCCCGCCTTGCGCAGGGGATGCGCCCCCTAGCGCGGGAGGACTGGGCGTGTTGCTGTTCGCCGGGAAGGGGGATACGTCCTTCGTCCACTTGACTTGCGTCTTGATCCTGACCGTCGGCCCCTTCAAGCAGGCGTACGGAAACATCGGTAGATCGACAAGGAACTCTGCCAGCGCAGTGTAGAAGTCACCTTGCGCCAGAAGTTCCTCAAGCTTGTCCTGCGCTATCTTCGCCTGCTCGACCGCCTTCCGCTTCGCTTGGTCGCGAGCGTCCTCCATCATCAGGTCATAGATATCTCTTACGGTGTTTGGATCAGGTAAAGGTGGAGGCGGGGGAGGGGGAGGCATACCCGCACCTTGGCCGGGAGGCGGGGGTAGACCCGGAGGTATAGCACCTGTGTGCGCGCCCTGAGACGGTCCCGATATGTTGGATGGGATGGAAGCGTCGATAAAAGCAGGGGCTTGTCCACTGGCTTGTCCAACTGCATGAGCGGCGGCTGTCCCTATCTGGTGCGCGGCCTGCGCCTGCAACGCCGCGAAGTGGGCTTGTATCTGGCTGGTGACCGTCTCGCCAATATGCTGCGCAATAGCGCTGATAACCTCGTCGGGAACATCGGGGTCTGAGTCTGGCTCCAAGCCCCACGGCTTGTCGGTGCCCAAGTACACGTCCCTTAGCAGGGAGCTAGTGCCCCTGCACTTCTGCGCGATCATCCGGGCATAGACGTTCGAGCCGCCAAACTTTTTTATTTCCTGTACGACGTTCGCATCGTACACGCCATTGAACGCCCGCAGACTTGCAAGCAAACGATCAGACCAACCGCGACCGACAGTATCCCTATGTCGTCGCATCAAGCTATACTGATCAGTGACGAACCCGGCTAGGCCGGTAGGGGGGTCGCCGACAAACGGGGAAGCGCCATTCGGCTTGGCGTACGACTGCGCCCTCGTCGCGTCCATGACCTGTTGCTGGGCCGCGAGGTCATCGCGTCCTACAACTCGTAAGGCCGGTGCGTTTGGTAGCGCCGCCATTCTGTCCCCAACCCGCCTGCCAACGGGTTACCCGGTGGGTAATGAACGATCCTAAATTTGGGATTGACTTTCCCGTAGGAATGCTATAGCATACCTGAAACCCTTTGTCAAGGGGGGTAAGGAGATTTATTTTATGGACACCGATTTTGCGCCGCTCATGACAAAACAGGACGAACAGAAACTTCGCGAACTCGCCAACGGCATCGTGCGGAGCATACAGACCCCCGAAGAAATTCTCGCTCGCCTCGACCTGACGACCAGCGACTATGCGGAACTGAGCGAGACGCGCATGTTCCGGCAGATGCTACGGCAGGCGCAAGATGAGTGGGAGGGCGCGAGCAACACCCACAAGCGCATCAAACTCAAAGCCGCCGTGAACATCGAGCAAGCGCTGCCGCACTTCTATCAGGAGATGATCAACCCCAAAGAGCCGCTTAGCTCTAAGGTCAAAGCGTTCGAGGTTGTGTCGAGAGTGGCGGGACTGGGTAATCCAGAACCACAAGCACCGGGAGCGGGGCAGTTCTTCAAACTGGAAATCAATCTCGGGCAGGGCATCGCGCCGATGGTGCTGGCGAACGGGGTGGATAACGTCACTATCGAGCATGAGGCGCAAGAGATGCGAGTGTTCGAAGCATCTCCACTCGTAGGGGCTTATACGCAGAGCCGCCTGTTCGATGCGCTGCCGTTGGAAGAACTCTAAACGCTAGGTCCGGGTCCTAGCGTATCGATGAAATCAACGATAGCGTCGTGCCCCCACTCCTGCCATGCCGGGTCGTTGAAGCAGTGTATGGCGAACGCCGCTTTGGCGTGTTCCAGATCAGGCGCTTCCTTGAGGCATACGGGCCATAGTATCTCCATGTCGATGCGCCGTAGGCGGGCATGCCACCACATGCGTATGGCGCGCAACAACACGATCACTCGTCGTCCTCGGTCAGCTTGGTGTCGGGAAGGGTCATGCCTTGGACGTAACGCTCGTAGTGCATCCTGAACGCCAGCCCTCCGACTGCGGCGGCTAAGCTGTGAAACCAACCCTCACCGGCAGAAAGGATTGTCTCAGTGGCGCGTCCAGCATCGCCACCCGGATCATAACAGGCGACCGCGATCCCAACCGCCTGTATCTTTCCCTCCTTCGCCTCCTTGAGCGCAGCGCGCAGCGCCGTGACGACGCGCTCGTTAACGGCGGGTTTGATCGGGGTTACGACGATTGGCTCCATCTTTGGCATCAAGTCTTTCCCTCTCAAAGTATTCTTTAAGACGTATCGCCGGGTCCCACCGGCTGGGTAGGAGTATCAAAGCTAATGGCGGGACGAACCATAGTAGCTCCCACCCGCTGCCACACAACCAACTCCACATATCCGCTGCGCTCCCATATCGTATCGCGATACCCCATCGGCTCGATGCAATAGCGCCAGCTACCTTCGGTTAGGGTGATAAAGGTGATAAGCTGGACTTTCGGCCAGCCCCGGTCGTGGCGATTGGGAGGTAGACTTACCCCAAGAGTAAGGTGTCGCGTTAGGTCCAAGCCAAGCTGCTGGGGGCTTGGCGCATGGGGCGGCGCGGCCTTAGTGTTTGCACGATCCGTCCTAGCACCCATGCGTAAGCCCCCGCGTTCCCCGTCACCAAGCACACATATTGCAACGCATCCGCCACGTCCGACCAAGGGTGCAGCTTTTCCGGCACGTCCTTCACGAAGGTGCCTCCAGATTGATCCGCCCGCGTCGCGAACTTATACTGCCCGTTCAGTGCAGCAACGAGTGTAGGGCATCTTGTTCCATCAATGAGGATGGCGGGAGCGCCGCCAATATTCCTAACGAAAAACGACTCCACTGCTCTAAGGCGGGGATCGAGATCGTTAGTCGGCGCTGGCTCTGCGGCAAGCCCGCATCCTTTGAGCACGTCGAAGCTGTTAAGCTCGAACAGGCTATCTTTCGCCTGTCCAGATGGGTCCCCCACCAACCCAATAGGCCGACCAGCATACCGAGGACTAAGTAGCGTAGGAATGAGGTTGTTCTTAACATGCTGCTCTAGTCCTACGCTCTCTCCCGTGGGGCCGCGCCCCGCCACTTCCTCAAGCACTAGGAGCCTGCCAGAATGATCAAGCTGGCAAATAAGACTCCAAGGTGAACGCCCAAAGTCTTGACCGACGATGAGCATTCGAGCATATACGGGGTCAAGGGGAGTATGGCTAACATGATAATCGTACTTGAAGCTCTCTGCGAACACAGCAGCCCCTGACGGATCGCGGCCAAACTCGCTCCAAACATATCTTCTTATGTAGTCGGCGGAGCCGACAGAGAGAAGTCTATCATAATACTTCCGCCCCTGCTCGATACGGATCGGGTCGTCCTCCGGCAGGAGAATAGTCTCTGCCGTCTGCATAAGGTGCGGCAAATTCTCCGCGTCCTGCTCCCATATTCGCCCTGTGCGCGGATCGACCTCACCCCGCCTCGCCGTGCCGGAAGGTTGATGGAACACCTGCCACTCGGGCGGCGGGTTCGCAAGAAAGTCCGACCACGGCGTATTCAATATGGGCGCGTTGGTATCCGCCCATATCCCCGACCATGAACACACCCCCTGATCGTTAGCGGGATAGCGCCCGACACGACCGGCAATATCAGATAAGAGATTTATATCCGTCTCGATGCACTCGTTGACATATGCCCCCGTGAGTTGGAGGGACAAAAGCCTCTTAACATCGTCGGGTTCGTCAAGGGGGATAAACGGCCATTCCGAGACAACATCTCCGTATTCGAGATACAGAGTAGACTCGGACACACGCCAATCGGCAATAGACCCGAACCATCCACGAACGTCTTTGAGAACAGTCGCTTTAGCATCTTTTAAGCTCTGGCGGATAATCGCAAATCGTGTGTAGCGTTTGCCATCTGCGGCAGGAGCTTGTTGCGCCATCCTTCGCGCAGCCTCCACGATACAGCCGGTCGTCTTGCCCGATCCGACCGGCCCCCAAATCAGCCGCCCGAAAGCATCGGATTGCAGAAAGTTCGAGATGGTGGGTGGCGCGTTATACGTCCACTGCTGGCGTACCCCACCGGACCTCATTTCGCAAGCTCATGAGTTATGCCGCCTGATCGCATCTTAGTAGCTCACGCTGCGTAAACTTGCGTTCGCGGTCATGAGTTACCCTGTGGGTTATCGGCAGGATTGCGTGCGCATGTTTGCGAACACGCAACATGCGTTGAGGGTTTGGGTTGGGCACGCGAAGAACCCTGCACAGCGGGGACAGCATCCGATCTGTGCAGGGTTCAGTACGCGCAGTGAGCATGCTTACTTGGCAGGGAGCTTACTCACGGGGGTAATATGGCACAGAAATTTATGCTTGTCAAGGGGGTATGAATACTTGCGAATACTCTATGAATACTTGTGGTTTACTTTAGCGGGGGGTATGTATTATTCCACGTTGTATATATGGGGATATATCGGGACTCCAAGATATTTCACGGGGACCTAAAGGCCCCGCCCCCGGTCCATGCCTTGGTCCAGTTACCCTACGGGTAAGACCCCATCGCGCCGTCCACGTATTGTGTCCAGAGCGAGCAAATCTACTGCCTTCCTTGCTCTGGATAGACGAAGCCCACACGGTCGGGGTTCGCAGGCTTGGCGTGTGGATAGCACGCAAGGTCTACCCGGAATTGAACCGGGCAGTCACTCAGCGGTCGCAGGGGTTCATCCCGCGCTGAAACCACCAAACATAGAAAACCTCCCGCTCGCAAGATGATTAACGCTTCTCCGGTAACAAACGGTAACTGGCTAATGTGCGATCAAGCGGAAGTCCGATAGTCGGAAAAGGCGACAAGGCGCTGCTAGGCTTAACCTAGCGGCGCTAAGTTGCTTTTCTGAGTTACCCACGGGTAACTGAGTCAAGCAACCGGAGTAAGTATTATGGCTAGACATGCTGGCGCGGTGACGCAACAAGGCCGCGCATGGAAGCTTAGCGTAGCGCAGAGCGCTGGCGATAAGACTTGGGTGAATGATATCCGCTCGATGGCCAGCCGCGAAGGCTATTCGCGGCCAAACGCCATTCAGGTGGTATCGCTGGCGCGCAAGGTGCGCGTGTTGAAGTCTGGCAAAAGGAGGATATCTTACTAATGAACCGCGAGCAGGACGAATTGGACCGCTACGACGCGCTACAACGCTGGCTTGACGCGCTTTTGGCGCGCTAACTGGCAAAAAGAAGTATTTATAACACTTAATTCTAGCCTAAACCGCCAGAATTAAGTATTATAAGTATTTATGTATTATAAGTAACTGTATGTGCTTGGCTTCGGTATTGGAGAAACTTGGCGGTAAGTCACTGGCAAGGAAAAGGTTTCTATATATGTATGTGAGTATTTAAGTATAACATATATAATAGCCTATAGAGCCTATACCAACTTACCCACGTGTATTGTGGGTAACTTTTCGACCCATAATACTTCCCCCCTCCCCCGCTACCTTTACTTTTTGGGGGGATACTTAAGTACTAACCACTTTCCCCAACGATATCAATGGGTTACCTAGTATATACTAATATTCTACTTTAACATACTTCGTAATACTTACGCTAAGTCATTGATCTTGTTCGACTTTCGTGATTATAATACTTTCTAAGCTTCTATAAATCCGTAACTATTACAACCCTAAGTAGACTAGCAAAAGCCTACCTATGGTTGCATCCTTCGGATATCCTGAACAATCTTTCTCTGCCGGTTCGACGGCGCAACCCAATGGGTAATCATGTGGCTAACGCTCTCACTGCTGTTCGTCGTGTGGATATTCGCCAGCGAAAGAGTATAACTGGTCGTATTCACGATCATGCGCGTTTAAGTATTATCAACTTCTCCACTCGCAAA